CATCCAGGTGGATGAGCCTGTTGCGCAGACTCAGATCGGCATGAACGCGGATGTCCTGGGCACCGGCGGCAGCACCACCACTGGCGTTTCGACGAGGGAACTGGACTCGTCCACCATTGCAAAAGCGGCTGCATTGAACCTGAAGATCGTTGGCCTGTGGAATGTTCCCGGCAACGAATTTGGGACCAATGCTGTGGTTGTGGTGAAGATTAACGAGCACCTGTACGGTAGTGCTGGTGTTGCCGGTCAAGGAGCTTAATCATGGCAATTTCACGTGCACAACTGGTGAAAGAGCTTGAGCCTGGCCTCAATGCTCTGTTCGGCTTGGAGTACAAAAACTACGAGCAGGAACACACCGAGATCTACTCGATCGAGACCTCTGACCGCGCGTTCGAGGAAGAGGTGATGGAATCGGGCTTCGGCGAGGCCCCGGTCAAGACTGAAGGCGCTGGCGTCGCGTACGACCAAGCGCAAGAGGTCTACACCGCTCGCTACACGCACGAGACCATCGCGCTGGCGTTCTCGCTGACCGAAGAAGCCGTGGAGGACAACCTCTACGATCGTCTGTCTGCGCGTTACACCCGTGCCCTGGCCCGTTCGATGTCGCAGACCAAGCAGATCAAGGCGGCGGCCGTGCTTAACGGCGCGTTCGACACCTCGATCGGCGGTGACGGCAAGCCTCTTTGCGCCCTGGACCACCCGACTCTGGGCGGCCCGGATCTGAAGAACGAGCTGACCGTTCCGGCTGACCTGTCTGAGACCTCGCTTGAGCAGGCTTTGATCGACATCGCCGCGTTCACGGACGAGCGTGGCCTGAAGATCGCTGTTCAGGGCCTGAAGCTCATCATCCCGAAAGAGCTGATGTTTACTGCCGACCGCATCATGAAGTCCACGCTTCGTGTTGGCACGGCCGACAACGACATCAACGCGGTTCGGAACATGGGCATGGTTCCGCAGGGCTACACCGTGAACCACTTCCTGACCGACCCCGACGCATGGTTTATCAAGACCGATGCGCCGAACGGCATGAAGATGTTCTCGCGCGTGGCGATCAAGACCGGTTTCGAAGGCGACTTCGACACCGGCAACGTCCGTTACAAGGCTCGCGAGCGCTACAGCTTCGGCTTTAGCGATCCGCGCGGCTTGTTCGGATCGCCGGGGGCCTGATGGCCTAGAAAAAGGGGGCTTCGGCCCCCTTTTTCTTTCCCTCAACATCGAGTATATTGAGGGCATTCCGGGGTCATTCTCGGTGCGTCTGACAGTCCCGGCTGACGACATGCAGACAGGCGCACTGCAACTCGCATGTGAGGAAAGCCATGGCTACTACCACGTTTTCGGGCCCGGTTAAAGCAGGCCCTATTTCCCAAACCACCGGCACCACTGTCGGTACTAACGTCGCCAACGTCGGCTTTGTGCTGATGGCCCAATCGGCGGTCATTGACATCATTGGTGCAACGTCGGCTGACCAAGTAGTCGCCACCATTCCCGCCGGCTCGCAGATTGTTGACGTCATCCTGAACGTCACCACGGCCAACGATGACACCGGTACGGCCACGGTCTCTGTCGGCACTTCGTCTGCCGCTACCGCCTTTGTGCCTTCCACCTCGGTCAAGACCGCTGGCACCACGCGCGGCACGCTGACCAACAGCGTAGCCACCGATGTGGGCACGTCCGACATCCAAGTGTTGGCGGATTTCACCGCTCAAAACGGCAACGGCTCTGCCGGCGCTGCTACTGTCACGGTGTTGTACCTGCAAGCTCGCGACCTCGTTTAATAGGAGGCCGTCATGAGCTTCAGCAACATTCAGTCGGTACGGAAGACTGCTGCTGCGGCAGCGGTCTCTGGCCGCACTCGTTTGCTGGGGGTGTACTTCACGCACACGGCCACTTCCGCCACGATCACTCTCAAGGACGGGAGCACGAGTGGTGGCACGGCCAAGTTGACGTTGTCGTCGCCCGCAGCAATCGGCTCGCAGGACCTCATCATCCCCGACATGGGGATCTTGTTTGAGAACGGGATCTACATCGATCTCAGCTCGGCCGAGATCACCAGTGTGACGCTGCTTTTTGAGGGCGGGGCTGCTGCGTAATGGCTACCAAAAAGGGCATGGGCATCAAAGCTTCGGTGAAGTCGGGTAATTTCCGACCCACCAAGCAAGGTGCTGGCATGACCAAGAAGGGGGTGGCCGCTTACCGGCGTGCCAATCCCGGTAGCAAGCTGCAAACGGCGGTGACGGAGAAAAAACCGTCACCTGCTGATGCAAAGCGCCGTGCGTCGTACTGTGCACGGTCCGAGGGGCAGATGAAAATGTATCCCGAGGCAGCGAAAGACCCGAATAGCCGTATCCGGCAGGCGCGCAGGCGATGGAGATGTTGAGCTGTGGAAATGATGATCTGGAACATCGTGCTGACAGCGATCGTGGGCGTCTTGGCCTTCTTGATTAAGAGCAAGTTTGATGAGCTGAACCGGCTCGGCATCCTGCTCAATCGGACGCGCGAGGAAGTCGCGCGGGATCACGTCACACGGCGAGAAGTGGACGATCGGTTTGACAAGTTTTTGAGCCATGTGGACCAGCGGTTCAACCGCCTGGAAGCAAAACTGGACGAAATCCGAAAGGCAGGGTAATGCGGTGATGGGCAAGATGAAGATGGTCAAGAAAGGCGGCAAGATGGTGCCTTCTTTCGCGGCCGATGGCGTGGGCAAGATGAAAAAGGGCGGCATGGCGGACAAGATGGGCCGTGCCATGAAGACCAAGACCGCTGATGCACGCGGTCGCGCAATGAAGAAGGGGAAATAATCATGGCCGGACGTGGAATGGGCTGCGCGACGCGTGGCGGTGGGGCCGTGGAGAGCGGTCCAGCCAACAAGATGGTCTCTGAGACCAGCAAAAAGACGGGTCCTGTGATGATGTCCAAGGGCGGCGCGATCAATCAGCACAAGCGCATGGCCATGGGCAAGAAAGTCAAGGGCTACATGGGTGGTGGGATGGCCAAAGGCTACATGGGCGGTGGCATGGTCAAGGGCTATCGCAAAGGCGGGATGTGCTCTTAAATGGCCACCTCTGGCACCACTGACTTCAACCTGTCGATTGACGACCTTGTTGAAGAGGCGTTTGAGCGTTGCGGCATGCGGCCGCAGAGCGGATATCAGCTCAGTACCGCACGTCGCTCGCTCAATCTGCTCTTCTTGGACTGGGCCAATCGTGGCTTGAACCTTTGGACCATTGAGCAGGCGACGTATTCGTTGACGCAGGGTGTCAACGAGATCACGTTGCCGACCGACACGGTGAACGTGTTGGAGGCGATCATTCGCCAGAACAGCCAAGGCACGAACACTGACGTCTACATTGAGCGCATCAGTCGCGAGGACTGGCTGAACGTGCCGAACAAGACCTCGGAGGCGCGTCCCGCGCAGTTTTACGTCCAGCGTACAAACGTGCCGAAGGTCTTTTTCTATCCCGCAGCGGATCAGAACTACACCTTCGTGTACTATCGCATCCGTCGCATCCAGGATGCGGGGGATTACACGAACACGGCGGACGTGAACTTCAGGTTCTTGCCTTGTTTGGCCTCGGGCCTCGCGTATTACCTGTCGCTGAAGTTCGCGCCAGAGCGTTCGGCTGCGATGAAGGCCATTTACGACGAGGACTTCCAGCGGGCGGCCTTGGAAGACCGGGACACTGCCAGTGTGCAGTTCGTGCCGGACTTAGGGGTGTGAAGTGGCCTATGCAACCGGCAAGTATTCCCTTGCGCTCTGTGACTTCTGCGGACAGCGGTATCCGTACAACACCTTGCGCAAGAACTGGGAAGGCTACATGGTCTGCCCAGACGACTACGAGCCCAAGGAGCCGCAGCTTGAGCCGCTTCGCTATCGCGGGGATGCGATCGCGTTGCGTGATCCTCGGCCCGATCGTATCGAGCCGGTGTCCGTGTTCGTGGGTGCGCCAGGCTTTACAGCGTTTCAGAGCTTTGGCAGTGCGCGCGGCACTAACGACATGCGGCCTTATGTGCAAGGCCAAGCGCTCATTGCCTTGGGTTCCGTTGGGTCTGTCACAGTGAGCACGTCATGACCTACGATGAGCTGGTCACCAACATTCGCAACTACACCGAAGTGGGGAGCAACGTCTTCACGAACTCGGTGATCAACACGTTCATCACGATGGCGGAGAACCAGATTCTTCGCGAGATCGATTTGGACGTGTTCAAGCAAGAAGTCTCGGGGAATCTGACGCAGGGCAACAAGTTTTTGACCGCGCCCACCGACATCCTGACTCATCGGTACTTGATGATCACGGTCAGCGGGGACCAAGTGTTCTTGGATTTCCGCGACACGTCGTTCATGAAGGAGTACTGGCCCGATGGCTCGGCCACGGGCGTGCCGAAGTACTACTCGGTGTGGGATCAGAACACGTTCTACGTTGCGCCGACGCCCAACTCTGGCTACACGGCCGAGCTTGGCTACATCTATCGGCCGCCGCAGCTCTCTTCGACAAATACGACGACCTGGGTGAGCACGAACGCGCCGGAAGCGCTCTTGTATGCCTGTTTGATTCAGGCGTACAGCTACACCAAGGGCCCTGGTGAGATGTTGAATTACTTCAAGGGCGCGTACAAAGAGGCGTTGCAGGGTCTGGGCATCGAGCAGCAGGGCCGTCGTCGCCGCGACGAGTACCGTGATGGCATGATACGTATTCCCGTCAAGTCGGAGTCTCCTGGGCCATGATCAGCGTATCTTCTCCCGTGATGGTAGGTGGGGTGCAGGTCGCCACCACGCAGGCGCGCGGATGGTCTGTGGACGAACTGGCGCAGCGCGCGGCCGACAAGATCATTTATGTCGGGGATCAGTCGCATCCGGCGGTGCGCGAGCAGGCGCGGGCTTTCAAGGAAGCCGTGAAACACGTGGTTTCCTTCTATCTGAAGGAAGCTGTTGAGCAAGACCGAGCAACGATTGCGCAGCGCCTTCATGAGGCAGGGCATCCTGAGCTGGTCCATCTGTTAGGAGAGTAGCTATGGCGTTCTCGGGCAATTTCATGTGCACCAGCTTCAAGGTCGAGCTGATGAGGGCTGTGCACAACTTCACGACCAGCACTGGCAACACGTTCAAGCTGGCGCTTTACGACAACACGCCGTCGTTTACTGCTGCGACCACGGCGTACACGGCCTCGGGCGAGGTCAGCGCCTCAGGCACGTACTCAGCAGGCGGTGGCGCGTTGACCAACGTGACGCCCACGAGCTCGGGGACGACTGCGTTCACGGACTTCGCGGACCTGTCGTTCACGAGCGCGACGATCACGGCTTATGGCGCGATGATCTACAACGACTCGGCGGCGGGCGACCCGTCGGTCTGTATTCTGGACTTTGGCGGGGCGAAGACCTCGACCAACGGCACGTTCACGATCATCTTCCCCACTGCCGACTCGACCAGTGCGATCATTCGGATTGCCTAAGGAGTGTAGGTGGCTGATGCAACCGTTGCGTTCCAAGGGTGGAATGCTTCCGGCGTAGGCTGGGGTGACGATCCGTGGGGCGAGAGCCTTGCGGCTCTTCCCACTGGCACGGGCGAGGTCGGATCGGTTGCAACGACGGGTGATGCAAATGTCACCCTGGTAGGCGTCTCTGCGAGCGCCTTGTTGGGCCAGGTCGCCGTCACAGGCGACGCGAACGTCGCGGTTACTGGCGTGTCGGCCACAGGGGCAGTCGGCACTGTCGCGGTGACGGGCGACGCCAATGTTTCTCTAACGGGTGTATCAGCCACAGGCGCTGTGGGCAGCGTCACGATTGCGGCTGACGCCAACGTGCTGGTGACGGGCGTTCAGGGCACGACGCAGCTCGGCCAGGTAACAATCACGGCCGGCGCGGACGTGCTGGTGACTGGGGTGTCGGCCACAGGCGCTGTGGGCAGCGTTGCGGTGACGGGCGACGCCAACGTGCTGGTGACGGGCGTTGTGGGCACGATGCAGTTGGGCAACGTCACGGTTGCGGCCAATGCAGATGTGCTGGTGACTGGGGTATCTGCGACGGGCTTTGTTGGGTCGGTTGCGACGACGGCCAATGCAGATGTGTTGGTGACGGGCGTCGCTGCCACCGGAGCCGTGGGCACGGTCACAATCAGTGGTCAGGGCAACGTCACGGTCACAGGCTTGCAGGCCACGGGGTCCGTGGGCAGTGTGACGGTAGCCGCGAACGCCGACGTGTTGGTGATAGGCGTATCGGCCACGGCTCTTTTGACGCCGGTGCTGGTTTGGAGCGTGATCAATGACGATCAGACGCCGAATTGGCAGGGGGTTAGCGATTCACAGACGCCTGGGTGGGCTGCGGTGGATGACAGTCAGACGCCTGGGTGGCAGAATGTTGGCAGTGCACAGTCTCCGGGCTGGGTAGCTGTCGTTGACGGCAATACGGTGGTCTGGACGCAGGTCACAACGTAAAGGAAACGAGCATGGCAAGCACCTACTCCACGAACCTAAAGATCGAGATCATGGCGACCGGGGAAAACTCCGGCACGTGGGGCACGATCACCAACACCAACCTTGGAACGGCGCTTGAGCAGGCCATCGTAGGCTATGGCAATCCTGAGTATCTGTCGGACGCCACGCTGACAATCTCCTTGGCGGATAGCAACGCCGCCCAGATTGCGCGGGCGCTGGTGTTGAATGTGACGTCGGTGTTGAGTTTGACGACCACGCGCGAGCTGGTGGTGCCTACCATCCAGAAGCAGTACATCGTCCAGAACAATACGACGGGCGGGCAGAGCATCACGGTCAAGACCTCTGGCGGCACGGGAATCACGGTCCCGAACGGACGCAAGGCGCACTTGTACGTGGACGGCACGAACGTCATCCAGATGTTTGACTTCGTGGACATCAACGGCGGGGCGATTGATGGGACGACGGTGGGTGCGTCGTCCGCGTCCACTGGGGCGTTTACGACGCTGACGGCTTCTGACGCCGTAACCTTCTCCGCCACGACCCAGAACATTTCTCTCGGCGCTTCCCAGACCACGGGCACGTTTGTTTTGGGAGGCACCGCTGCAACTGGCGCGATCACACTGGATGCTTCGACCAAAACACACACGTTGGGG